CCAGCAGCCGGAAACAGTGAAACCGGACGCCGAAGCATTGTTGATGCTGGCCACCGCGCCGCGCCGGTCGAAGCCGTTCAGACTGATGGCGTACCGCGGATCGAGTTTGCTCATCGCGCTCATGGTATCATTGCACCGTCACCGTCAGATCCGACCCCGGAAACGTCGTCCCCACGCTGGTAATATCCACTTCCCACCACGCCCCCGCCGGAACGGCCACCGTGCTTGTCTGCGTATCCGATAACTCGCCCGGCCCCGCCGTGAAGGTGGCTACCAGCGTGGTCTCTCCCGGCGTGGTGTAGTAGCTCAGCGCCACCACCAGGTTCGCTCCCACCGGAGCCTGCTTCAGATCCAGCCGCAATGTGGAGGGCGTGACGCTCGTCATCACGTAAGTCTTCGGCGCCACGTCGCTCGCAATGGCCAGCGTCCCTTCCGCGCCCAGCGAATACGTCTCCGCCGCTACCGCCGTCCCGCTGGCGCCCAGCAACGCGTCCAGTGCGCTGAAGAATCCGGTCCAGGGCGAATTCAGCGGCGTATACGCTTGCCCCTGAAAAAAGGCCGTCAGGGTTGGCAGCGACACCCTATCCCGTCCCTTCCGTGAATTCCAGGTACGCCGTCACGATGGTAATGGCGGCCGCCGCGCTGGATACGCTAATCGACGCGCGAGTCGTGAACGTGAGGCAGTTGTCGTCGGAATAGCTTAGCGTCAGGTTTCCGTCGCCATCGTCGTCGATCTGGAAGATCCGGTCGCGACTCCGGCCGCAGCGCAGCCACCGCACTCGCGGCGGCGCGCCGTCCACGTCCGCGTCGTCGTTATCGCAGTCCAGCTCGAACAGCGAATAGAAGCGCCACTTTTTCTCGTTGCACAGGTGGGAAGCCCGCCGGCGCCTGTGAATCTGCACCCCGTTGTCTTCCACGTAGGCGCTCGACATCGTGTACAGGTTGTAGTTCTGCCAGTCGCCCACGTAATGAACTTCGTCGATTGTGTCGACGCCGATGCATGCGTGGAACGCCCCGCGCTGCCGGTCCCAGCCCGTTCCGTTCCACCAGCCCCGTTGGTGCCACTCGCCCAGCGTCGCGTCGTACACCCAGGTCGCGTTGCCGGTGGGGAAACTGATGACCCAGAACTCGTGGCCGTCCATGATGCAGGTGTAGCTCACCGCGTCCTGCACCGTGGCATATGCCGCCCAGGCCTTCTCGATCGCCGCCGTCGAAATCCGTTGAGGCACAAAACCTAACGCCAGGAAAGCGACCCTCTCGCCTCTGCGTACGTCGCCGCCGATCCACGCCACTCCCGCGCTCAGCCGGCAGGTGGCGTAGGGCGCGCCGTTGCCGTAGTGCATGAAGTAGCTCGGGTTCCGCTGGAAGGGATTCGTCCCGCTGCTGGTGCTCGCCCATACTTCCGTCGATTCCAGCGCCCCGTGAATATACAGTTGCTCATGGTCGGCCATCAGTGCCGCAACCGCGTCCGGATAGGCCTCCTTACTGAAAAAGTTCAGCGGGTCCCAGCTCGTGGCGTCGTTGATGGCGGAGTAGTAGACCAGCTTCGAGCCTGGCTGCGCGGCGAAGCAACTGCTATCCAAAAAGGCCCCGTTGGCGGCCGCCAGGGTTTGTCCCTGCCACAGCGTGCCGGCGCCTCCCGTCGAGCCGTTGGAGCCCCAGTCGGAATTCCCGAAAGCTACGCCGCCCACCACCGAGGTGATGGTCTGCGATGCCACGGTGAAGCCGGCGCCCCCCGTGATTTGCATCAGGCAGCCCACATCGGCACTGGTGAAGGTATAGCCCGAGAGTCCGCCGCCCGCGGTGATCGAGAGTCCGGTGAGTGCCAGTGGCGCTCCCAGCCATTCCACCCCCGTACCTTCCATGGATCCGGCCACGCCCCACGAAGCCGCTCCGAAGGCCTCGCCCTGGCTGTTCACCGAGGTGATGACTTGAGATTGGATCGTGAACGCCGCCCCGCTGCCCGACGGAGGCAGTCCCGCATTGGTGATCTGCACCGTCATACCGACGTCCGTGGAATTGAAGATTCCCCCCGTGTCTCCGGTGAGACCTCCCGTGGCCGCGTCGATCTGGAGATCGTAGAGCTGGGAGGAAAACTGGCACACCTGCGCGCCCGCTCCGTTGTCGCAATAGGCCAATCCGGCCGACACCACGAACAACTGGTCGCCGTTCGAAATGATCTGCACCGGGTTGCCGTCGTTACCGATCAGCCCATGACTAGTGAAAGACGAAGGCCCCAACACCTCGTAGAGGAATGAGCCTGCCGCCGCGAATAGCCGGTTTTCCCCCGCCCACAGCCCGCGTATGGGCCCGGTGGGCAGCGTGCCATACAAGGAGAGCCCCGGCGTGGGAGAGAGCACCTTGCGGGCTTTCTCCGCGCCTCCGGGGTTGGCGCTGCTCGGCGCGGCCCATTCCACCAGGTCGGGGTAATAGTTCATCGCCGCCTGGCTGGCCGCGTCCAGCGAGGGAAACGAATAGAACCCGGAAGTGAAGGCGTCAAAGCGCAATCAAAATCCTCGCGTGCGGTAATTGAAGTAAGGCGTCCGCTGGGTGCTCGGCGGCATCCCCGCGTCCCGCGTGTGCAGCTTCGGCGCCCGCGAATTCAGGCTCTGAATCCCGGCCCGCGCCTTCCGCGCCTGGGCCGTCACCATAAGCGGAACCTGGACGTTCCACTGCGGCCCCAATACCTCCGCCAGGCTGTAGAGAAACGCCGAGTAATAACCGGGCGGGAAGGCGATTTCCTCCCCCAGTGCGGCGAAGGCCGCGAGCTGCTGCCAGGTGAAAAGCTGCAGGATGTACGGCAGCGTCGGCTGGCCCCAGAAATACAGATTGCAGTTCGGGTTCGCGTAATCCGGGTACATCTTCGTCGGCAGCGTGACCGGCATTTGCTCCAGAGAGATGTCCGCCCACTGGTCGACGTCCAAAATATCGAGCGGAATGAAGACTCCCGGCGAACTGTCGTTCAGGATGATGTTCGCGCGCTCGATCCGCGTCGGCCGCACGCTGCCCGGCCAGTCCGTCGAGCCCGGACCCAACTCGTACACCGCCGGGTTATTCGCATCCGGCGGTCCTTTGTCGCTGAACGTGTATTCGTCCATGCGCGTCGTATAGACGAAGGCCTTCCGGGTGAGCCAGTAATCCACCAGGCCGTTGGCTACCGTCAGACCGTCCGCCAGCTCGCTCGCGCACAACCCGCCTCCGGAGCGCAGCTTGCCCAGCGCCTTCGCCGCGCTGTTGAGGAGGTCCGCTAAAGTCACTGCTTGGGTCCTTGCGGCGCTTGCGGCGCCGGCTGGGGAACCGGTGTGCCCAGAATCTCGGCCGAGAGGCTGGCGATGGTCATGAGCGCTTCCTGCGCCAGTTGCGGCAATCCGTCCGGAATCGGCCGCCCGAACGGGATGCACAGCTCCAGAGCGAAGCTGATCACCAACGCGCGCTCGTAGCCCGCGGGCAGGCTAACCGTGTCCGTCAGGCTCGCGAAGTCGCCGATCGGCTGGTAGGTGTACAGGATCGCGTTGCCGCCCGCCGGTATCGGCGAAACGTATACGTTCCCGCTCGGGAAGCCCCCATCCCAGTACAGATCCTCGACGAAAATCCCGGTGCGCGTCTTGTCCGCTACCGCCGCCCACTGCTCCGCGCTGGCGATGCGGCACTCTTTCTCGATCCCGTTCGCCGCTAACACCGACGCCGCCTTGATCTTGATCGGCCGAGTGGAAGCCACCCACGTCCCGGACGATCCGAAGGTATAAGACCCCGCTCCGCTCAGCCCATAGCTCGCCCGGTTGATGCCGATCGGAGACAGCTTTCGCGCGCTCCAGCTATCCAGTACCCGGTTCACGAGCCGCAACGCGAATGTCTGATCGTCCGTGGAGACGGTTTCACCGGGGCCGTATGCCCCGATGTACATCAGCGAGTCGCCCAGGATGTCCGATACCAGCGACATGGCGGCCTATTTCCTTTTGGTCTCGAGCGCGGCGATCCGGCCGGCGAGCGCATCCCCTATTGCATGCAGCGCCATCAGCTCCGCTTCGATGTTCAGGCTCTCGAGTGCGCCGATCCGATCTTCGTCCGGCGCGGGTTCCGGCGCCGGCGGAATCGGGTCGTCCTGCCAGCCGTCGCCCAGGTGCGCCTTGTGCTCGGGGCTATCTTTGGTAACGACCCTGTGCCCCTTGGTGGGGTGGTAAATCATCCAGTTCTTGCTATCCGCGTCAGGCGCGGCCGCGAGCCCTCCGGCCACCGGCGTGGGCGCCGCGTCGCCCGTCAACTTCGATCGGTCAAACATGGAAACTCTCCTGTTTTGCATTTGGGGAAAAACGGGGCGCCCGCCAAGGCGCCCCAACTTGATGCTTGAAAGCTACTGCTTCTCGACCGACGCGCCGACGTTGGCCGCCGTGTCCGAGGTGGCAGTCACAAACTGATAGGTGATCTGGTCGCCCGGCTTCACGGCCACCGAGTGGGTAGTGTCGCTGCAGGTCTTGCTGGCCGCCGCGATGGTACAGGTCAAGGCCGTGGCCGAGCCGTTCTTGTAAATGGTCAGCACGTCCACGGAAGTTCCGCCCACCACGTTCGCGCTCGATGCCACGTTCAGCCCGTAGATCGTCCCGTACGAGACCTGAATCGTCGGAGCCAGCGCCGTGGTTGCTCCGGAGCAAGCCGTGTCGTTGAGATACTCCGTCTGCGCCGTGGCCACCGTGCCCGTGCAGAAATCCGATTGGAGCTGCGCCGGCGCCCCGCCCATGGTCCCGAGTCCGGTTTGGACCCACTGGCCCGAAGAGAAGCAGTTGAAGATTTTGCCGTCGTCGATGTTGATGAAC